AAAAATATAGAAAAATTTCAAGACCCAGACTCACCCGTAAGATTCTTTGTGGGTAATCCACAAACAGGTGGGTATGGTATTACGCTTACTGCTGCTAATAATGTAATTTATTATTCTAATGGATATGACTTAGAAAAAAGACTGCAGTCAGAAGACAGAGCGCATAGAATAGGTCAAAAAAAGGCGGTGACATATATCGATCTTATAGCACCAAAAACTGTAGATGAAAAGATTAGAAAAGCTTTGCGTAAAAAGATAAATATAGCAACCCAAATTATGGGTGAGGAGTTGAGAGAATGGATATAAAATACGAAATAGAGCCTGTATTTAAAATAGAATTTTTTAAAATTGAATGTATTGATTTTAAAAACAAAAAGAAAAAATTAGAAAAAGTATTAGAACGATATCCTGAAATGCCCCAAGCTAATTTTGGTAGCAACAGAAATAAATGTAGTATCAATACAGAATTTAGAGAAATATTTAAAGATGAGTTTAGTTTAATTAGAGCAAAGTTTAATTCTAAAATTTTATTGCAAAGAGTTTGGTCTGTAGTTTATCACAAAGGTGATTATCACGTGCCACATAACCATAGTTCTACGGGTTACTGTGGTATACTTTATTTAGATATGAAATTAGAATCACCTAGAACAACGTATATACAGCCTTGGAATAATCAAGAAGATAAAAGTGTTTTATATACACCACCTGTAAAAGAAGGTGATATGATGATAGTGCCTCAACACTTATGGCACTATTCAGAACCAAATAAAATAAAATTTAAAAAAAGAATTTTATCTTTTGACTTTGTATTAGAACCCGTATTGTTTTAATGGAATTAATTATCTTAAATGATGGTGTTTACAGTTTAGTCCCTGTAACTAAAGCTATGCTATCCGATCTTGCTTTGCATACTAAAGTAAATTGTTTTGATCTCTGTGATATATTAAGATTAAAATTAACCACGTACCACGAGTTTATTAACAGACACGTTATGAACGATGGTAGTGGTGATTTCTTTGGTTGTATCTGTCGTTAGATTAAATCTTTTGCAGAACCAATTATTGGTTTGTATTTTGTTTTACCCTCTGATTTGTATGCCCATAAATATGATGCACGTCTACCTTCAGGTACATAGCTGCAGTGGATCCACCCCGAGTTGGGTTCTCCAGGAGTATAGAACTCGCAGATTAGCTGATCATAATCCAAATTTTTATGTATCCAATCACTGAGTTCAGCATTGTCTACGCCAACACATTCGAAGTCTGCGGCCTCGGCTTTGGCGTGCTGTGAATTTACAGAGCTACCGATAGCAGTGCATAATTCTGGGCTACGGAATCCGCTAGTCACCTTGACCCTGCCGAAGTGATCACGTATCGGCTGTAAAATATTTTCACATAGTGCTTTTAATTTTTCTACTTGATCAGCGTTGGGGTTATTATCGATGCCCCTCCTGATAGCAGTGTCTGATTTAGTTAATTCTAATAAAGAAAAATTCCGTGTAAGATTCATTAATTTATCAACCTTTCTAATGCGAAGAGTACAGCAGATCCCGCTGCTGCTAAGAGAACCCAATAGACTTTATCTATCTTGCCGCCCAACTTCTCGACATCTTCGTGTACGTGTTTAAATTCTTCTTGACACCTGATATGTGTCCATACAAAGATAAAATGTGTTCTCTTGTGTTTTTAGGTTCTATTGCCATTATGTAGTTTTTCTTAATTTTTGTTGATTATACAGATTTCCTAGCTCATCAAAAGGATTTAATGCTTGATAACTTTGCGCTTGATTCAATGCATTTTGCACAAAATTTTGATTTGCATTCATAACCGCAGGATCAGCGCCGGTAATAACATTAGGTAATTGTGATAATGGTCCTAGAGTTGGTTTAGGAAAACCTTTAAACGGATTTTCTATGTCAGGAAATAAATCAGCATCTAAAGATGTTTCTGATAACACCTCTCTTATTCTTTCTAAAACTCCTTCGGCTGCTTCGTAAGGATTTAAAGATCCTAATTCAGCAGCTTTTATTTCAAAAATTTGACGAACTTCTCGAGATGGAAAGAATGGTCTAAACTCACCATCATTTAAAGCATTAAAAGCTTTTCTCTCTCCTCTATCTTGCATTCTTTCAAAAATTGCATCTTCACTCATACCTAAAATTTTAGCTGATTCTATATCTTGATACATATCTCTATTAACTGCATATAGTGCTTGATTAGATCTTATGTATGCGTCTACGATTTCTTCAGGAGTTATAGGTCCACCTTTTAAAGTTGCTCTAGTAAATAAATTTCTTGATTCTCTGATACCTTTTTTAAAATCAGTTATTTTAAAATTTAAAGATTTATTTGGATCCACTTCTATTCTTCTTAATCCAGCTATACCTAACAATTCATTTCCGAGATCATATTGATTTCCTCTTTCATCAAATCTTCTTAAATCATCAATAGGTTTCATAGCTAATCCTAATCTACCTAATTGTTTCCAGTTCAACGGAGCTTGGGCCTCTACAAGGTGAGCTAAAGATTTATAAACTCTAGAACCAATTGGATCTATTCTTGGGTCATTACTATATATTTCTCTACCATCCGCGGTTCTTCCTGCTCTACCAAGTATAGGAGCCACATCTTGCAAAGCCTCTGTCCAAATAGATTCTGATATAAAAGGCGATCCTAATTCTTTTGTTGATTCAATAAGACCTAAAATAAAATCATCCATAATACCATCTTTATCTCCTCTACCAGATTCAACAGCGTTGATTACAGTTTGAATAGGTCTTGTTAGAGTATCGTACGCATTGAGGTGTGAAAAATCTATGTAAGATAATTTACCTTCTTCATTTTTAAAAGGAATAAGAATTGAATTTTTAGACCAATCGGGAACATATCTTTTCATTGCATCTAACTCTTCTTTACTAACATCATATAAAGCTTGAAAACCAGATACTAGTGATAAAGGTAATGCAGTTGTTGTAATTGCCATTCCACTTAATCTTTGTAAACCTCTTGATCTTAATGGATTAACTATTTTACCATTTATATTAGCTGTAAAAAATATTTCATCTAATGCTGTGTTTACTATGTTGGTGCCTGTTCTTAAAATTTCTGCTGGAAAAGCTACAAAATTACCAACAGGAAGTTTTCTTAATCCCTTCACAAACTCTGATACGAAAGCATAATTTGGAACATTATTTTTAACTAAATCAGCTGCTTGCCTTTTTATAAAATCATCATTAAATGTTCCTATAACTCTCTCTGTTCCATCAGCCAATACTTGTTTAATTTCTTGACCGTCTCTTAAACCTGCATTTCTATAAGCATTTTTAAGTCTAGATTGTTCACCTAAAAATGTAAATATTTTCCAAAAGTCATCTTCGGCGGTGTATGCATCTTGTGAAAATTTTTTAAGTTTATTAAGACCTTTCATAAAAGTATTAAAACCATTATAGTCAGGACCTATTCTGTTTAGAACACTACCAAAATCTACATCCTCTAACAATCTTTTTAAATCTCCTAATTGAACTTGAGAGTTAACCACACCTAATTCTAATAGCTCTTCATAAAAATCATTGTCTCTTCTAAATCCTTTTACTTGTAAAGAATCAAAAGCTCTTTTAACATCATCAATATTACCAAAAGGAACAATACCATTTGCACCAGCAAATGCTGCAGCACTAATAAAGTTTCGCATATGGGTAAAAGGAGCAAGAATTGTTTTTGCCATCTGTGATGTGGCTTTAGGATATAAAACTAAATTTTGATAAAGTTGTGCTGGTAATCCTTTTGCTATTTGTTGTGGTGTAATTAAAGCTTTAGCTTGATCAATTAATGCATATTTACCCACAATAGGATTAATAATTTGTTCTGTCATATCTAGAGCTTCTAATCTTGCAGCTTCTATTTCATCTACTGGTTTTATTTTTGCTGCTTGATCAGTAAATCTTCCTATTGGTGTTTTTTCTATACCACCTTTAATCGGTGCTATTAGTTCAAAATCTACATTTAATTGTGCATTTGGACCAAAATATTTTCTAGCTTCTCCAGGATTATTTACTAAAAAAGGAACTCTAGGTTCAGGTCCTACCTTACCACCAGCTAACCATTTATCGTATTCTACTTTTAATTTATTAGATCTTCTAACCATAGAATCTAAATATTGATTTAAACGAACTTGAGCAGATAAAGCGTTTGTACCCTCTACGATTGTACTCATTGGGTTTTGAGCTTTACCTAATAATTTTTTTATTATTTCTTGTCCTACGCCTGTAAGATCACTTAAATTTTTACCACCTTTCATTCCTCCTTTTGGTGGTTTTATTAAATCATCTGCTATAGACTTTACAAAAAAATCTGGAACACTTGCTAATCTAACTACTCCTGATTTACTTCCAGACGATAATAAAATTCCTTTGGGTAGTTCAGCATTGTTCCAAACTTCATTAACCATATTTTTAGCTACATCGTCTGATAAAGTAACTCCTTTTTCTGCTGCTTCTTTTTTAAAATTTTTAACTGCGTCATCAATAACTGCTTTTGTAGGAGGATAGTTATCAGCTACTGACATTGGATTATTTTTAAATGTCTCATATCCTCGATCCAATATGTCATTAATTTGTTGAGGAATAACTTTTTGAAAATTTTTTAAAGCATCATCTGTTAATCTAGTTCCCATCAAAGTAAATAACTCTGACCAGGTTCCTCTCATTCTATTAAAATTTTTAAATAACTCCTTTACATCTTCAGGAGCTGCATTGTATTTAGTAATTAATTTATTTTTAAAAGCTTGTTCTGTTTTTTCATCTATAGATTTTAAAGTTACAGTTCCTGCTTCATCGATGATAGGTTTTAAATTATTATTATCGGTTAAGATATTATTCATATCTTTTAACAATTCTTTTCTCACGTTGTTGTCAACTTTATTTCCTGTTCTTTTAAAATTTTTAAGAATTTGATTTGTAATATTTTCTATTTTAATCATTGCATTTTCAGCTCGACTTTGATCTTTTGCAATTAAACCTCTTCTTCTATTAGCTTCTTCAAATGCTTCTTGAACTTCAGGTCCTCGTGCTCTTAAAGGTTTTGAAATATATTTATCTATAAATTTATTATATGCTTTTTCAAACGATCCTGGTTTTCCAGTTATGGCTTTACCAGTTCCTGTTTGATTTCTTAATTTGGACACAGTTCTACCGGCTGCTCCAATAGCCCCAGTAAACAATGCACCTTCTACACCAAATTTAAACCTGTTTAATAATTCTGTTGTGGGATCACTTGTGTCTCTTTCTATTTTTGTTGGACCTCCTAAAAAATCTCCAAATGTTCCTGCATCCTCAATATCTCCAACAAATACACCTTCTGCAACTCCACCGGCTACAGCTCCTTTACCAAATCTTCTTAATTTTTCATTAGCACTTAAATATTTACCAGCTTGTTTTGCTCTTAAGGTTGCTTTTGTTAAACCAGATCCTATTTTAAAAGCTGCACCCCCTGGTATACCAATATTGACAATAAGTTCGGTAATTTTACCAGCAGCTGTTGCCTCTGCTGCCTCATCAAAAGGATTTATTCTATCAAAATATTCTTCTACAGCCTCTGCTCTATTTTTATCTATACCTAAATCCATAAGTGTAGCACCTAAAGTAGCTGCACCTTCAAATATTTTAAATACACCCGAACCTACACCGGATAATATAGATTTAGTTAAACCTACATCTTTATCTTTAGTGGCATCAGAAGAACCACCTCCTAGTATTTTTTCGTATTCAGCTTGAGTTAAAGCCATTTAACCTCCTAAAAAATATTTTTAATTGGTATTGGAACTTTTTCTTGATTAACTTGATAAACAATTTTATAAGATTTATCTTCACTATCTCCTACATACACTGCACCAATTTCTAATTGATTTACATCTTTTGGTAATGGACCTTTAAAAGCACCCTCCCCAAATGTATCATCAACCACGCTTTGAATTACGCTAATAGATTTTTTACTTTTTCCTTCTTTATCAGCTGCTGCTAATAATTTATCATCAAAACTTAAACCTTCTTTTAATGCTGATAGTTTATAGTCTGTCCTAAATTTTTCTGCAGCTAATAGTTTTTCTAAATCTGCTTTAGATTTTTTACCAGCTATGTAATCATTAATCGCAAGAGCTGCTGCCGTTTGTCCAATTTTTTCTCCTCTACCTGGACCTGTAGCAGATTCTGTTCTCATAAAGTCAGCTAAACCTTCTCTAACACTTGGTGCTCCTAAAAATGCCGCAGATGCTCTACCTAACATATCACCAACATCTCTTCTTCTAGCTTTATCCATACCTAATAATTCTTCAAATAGTTTTTGTGTTTTTTTAAGATCAGCACCCACATTCAAAGATTCTTCTTTTTTACTATCTTTTACTTCTATTTCAGGAGTATCTGTTGGTACTTCCTCTACTTTTTCTACTATTTCTTTTTCTTCTTCTTTTTTAACTACTCTTCCATCTTCATCTTTTACATATCCTTTATCTTTTAAAAATTTGTCATAGCCACCTGGATATAATCCAGGAGCTTCACCTTCTTTTTGTTTTTTAGATAATTCTTCACTAAATTCTATAAATTCATCAGTTGATGTTTCATCAAATAAAAATGGGTTAGCTCTAATTGCATCTTTTCTAAATTGATATGCTTCAGGTGAGTCTGTAGCTCTAGTTATAAAATCTGCTGTTTTTCCTATTCCTATTCCTCCCAAGGCTGCACTTCCAAAAGTTCCGGTTGCTCCAGTTAAAAAAGGAACAGCTCTTCCTAAATAAGGAACAGCTCTAAGTTTATCAAAAAATCCAGGGGCTGGAGGACCAATCGGTCTACTATAAATTCTATTTTTAGCAGCATCTAGTATTCCTCCACCTGATTTAATAGTTCCTTGTCCTCTAGCATACTCAGTTGCCATACCTGGACTAACTAAACCAGCTACATTATATCCAACTCTTCCTCCTTTAGCATAACCTAAACCACTTGCGATTCCCGTGCCATAACTATCGACACGGCCACCTCTAAACATTGGTCGTCTTAATATTCTGCTCATTAGCCAAAGATTCCTAATTTAGAACCGATACTAGCAATACCTGTACCTACACCTAACGCTGTAGCTAATGGACTTGCTGGTGGTGCCGGCGGTGCATATCCGACTGTTTGTGTCGGGAATGCTCCTGGTTGAATTTGTGCAAGTTGTTGTCCAATCAATCCTAATTGTGTGAATGGTTGGAATTGTTTTTCTCTTTCAGCCGCTGCTGCTGCATCAATGATTGCTTGTTGTTGTGCTTGACCAGCTTGACCTAGTTGAGTTTGGAATTGTCCTAAACCTTGTCTTGCCGCTAAGTCTTGTGCTGCCGCTGCTTGTGCTTGTTGAAAACCTTGTGCTAATAATTGTGCTTGTAATCCTGCTCTGCTTTGTGCTGCGCCTCTTGCTGCTTCTGCTGCAAGTACACCTTCTCTACCACCACCAAAAGCTCCAGCTGCAATTGCTTGATCACGTCTTGCTGTATCTGCAATTGATTGCTGTCTGTCAAATTCTGCGAGTGTAGTATCAATCACCTCTTGTTGATAAGGTGACATAAACTGTTCAAAAGCTTGTGGTCCTACTAATGAATCTAATCCAGCAGCCGCGGTTCGCGCATCTTTTTGTAATTGTGATTCTGCTGCAATCGTTGGTGCAAACTTACTTGTATCTATACCAGCAAAACCTGCAGGTACTGCACCAGCTCCTAGTTTATCAATTGATTTAAGAAAGGCGGTAAGCGAACCTTCTATTATCGGTGCCGGTCTTGTTACTGTAGTTGTTGTTGACATTACGCTCTAGCCTCCAGTCTATCCATTAAATCATACATTCTTTTAGCTCCTTTATTTACACTGCCACCACCAGCTGCTCTAACTGCATCTGCAGTCATTACAAATTCGTTTTTAGAAAGTCTTGCAGGTACATCATCTGCTTTTTCTTTTTTACCTATTGGTACAAAACCACCACCTCTTAAATCCATTTCTTTACCACCAAGATCCATTAGACCTCCATCTTTTTTACCTTCGATCATCTCCACTTGTAAACCTATTATACCACCATCTTGCATTGTTTTTGGCATTTCCATACCAAATTCTTTAAAAAAATCAGATTCGATTTCTAATACTTTATCATCATCACCATTGTTAAGTGCTTCTTCTCTTAACATAAAAAAATCTCTTGCTCTACCACCACCATTAAAACCTACTCTACCACCAGCTCTGTATCCTGCAGACTCAATAGTTTCTGATATTTCATCTTCATCAAATCCATATTGTTGCATTGCTAATCTTATAGCTAATGCTCTATCTGCATCTGTTGCACCTTCACCTAAACCACCTAATGCATCATCTATAATTCCTTGTTTATTTATTCTTCTAGTTTCTGCTATCGCTAGATCCATTCCACCTTGTGTTGCAGGTATCGCTGCTGCTTTTAATCCTTCCATACTAAATGGATTTGTTCTTAAAGTTTCGCCAACACCCGATAAATACTCAGAGGCTCCACCTAATGCTTCCAATCCACTTTTTGTGAATCCAGGATCCATACCAGCTGCTTTATCTGCAAAAAATTTTGAAGCCCCTGTTGGATCTGATCTAACTATAGTGTTGCCCGCCGCCGGAGAATCAACTCCAATCGCTTTGCCTGGTCCACCAGCAGATAGTGCTCCAATACCAGAAGCTAAAGCTAATGATAATCCACTAAAATCTCCTTCACTTCCTTCTTGTGATAATTGAGAAAGTAAATTAGCACCCCCTGATAATGCTGCTCTGCCTGCCATTGTTCCAAATATTCCTGCTTGTGGAGCTAAGAATGGAACCGCTGCAGCTAAAAATGGTAATGCTGGTTTGATCTCGTTTGGTACTATCTTATCAAGTACACGTGATATAGGTCTTGTTAATTTTTTTAAAAATCCCATAGTTTCTCTTTATAATATATATTGATAGCAAGTTCGCAAAGCTTGTAAAAAGGCGAGTGTCTCACAATTTACTAGGTTTTTAGACATTCGTCAACGATCCTATAACTTGGTTCCTGCACCAATTTTTATCTCTTCTACAGTAACATTGACATCTCTTCGAATATGCTCAGATTTAGTCTCTGTATTAGGGTTTTGTACATCAGCTAAAGCTTCAGCATCAGACATATACTCTTGACCCGTAACTGTATTTGTTAAAGTAACCTCTGTTTTAGGTGTAATTATAGGCACTCTTTTGCCATCAATTACTTCATACCTAACAGAAGCTTCTGTTTCGATAAAAGGCATTATCTATCCTCCCTGTTAATTTCTAATATAGATGCAATAACATCTACATTACCACTGGTTGCTTGTACCTTTAATATCTCACTTTCTAACATAATCAAGGGCTCACTTAATACTTGCTCCTTTTGACCCGATGTTAGAGTAACATCATTATCTACTACAAAAGCTGTGCCTGCTGCATTAGTTAATGTTACTTTAACAACTGCTGATCCAGCTGCATCTTCTACAACTAAAAGAGATTTAACAATAGCTCTTGAGTTAGATGGTACAGTATACAAAGTTGTAACGTCTGTGGTTGTTAAACTTACTTTATCGTTTTTATATATATTTGCCACTATCCTAATCCTAACCAAGTAAATCGTTCTTGGTCTTCTTTTTGTTGTGTTAAGTATGTAGAGTTTAACTGTTCTATAATTGTAGTTAATGCTCTGTTAATTTGTCTTTGGTTATCTTCACTATATTCTTTTTTAGGTTCTGGTAATCTTACCACTACTTTTGTCATTATCCTCTCCTTCCATCAGGTTGTAGATCTACTTGAAATGTACCAAATCTCCACGATTCACCTACACCAGTATTTTCTATTTTTATATTTGCATATCTTCCTCTAGCCCTAGTATCAACTTTAGTTGTGCTAGAAGTAATTGTAAAAGGACTCAATGAAGTTTGTGTATCACTATCAGATGGAAAATCTTTTATAGCTAATGTAATTTGATTGTTGCCAGTCAATACTTTAAAGTTTGGTAAAAATCTACGCATAGCTAAAAATACTTCTGCTTGATCTTTTTGTAGAGAAAAACTAAATGATTTTATAAAAGATGTTAAAGCAGTAACACTACCATCTGGATTGACTTGATCTGTTCCTATTTCGTGTTCAAAAAATACAGTTTGACCTAAACCTGTCTCACCGATAATTTGTGGAAATGTACCTGTGTTAGCACTATTATAAGCTGTAGCGTATGGTTTAGGATATACTAAAGAATCAATCCACGCTGTTCTAATAGAATTTGTATTTGTTCCTGTATACCAATTACCCATAGGTAGTCGTGCATTGTCTTGACCATAATTATAAACTACATACCTGTCATTAAAATCTGCATTTTGAGTTGGATACCACCAAATCACTTCTGTAAATAGATTATTAATACCTGCATTTATTTGTTGACCTTTTGTAGTATTACAATCATCATAAACATAATCCTCAACAGAACAAGGTAGTGTATTAACTGTACCATCAAAAGAGAAAAATCCATTATTACCCATCCAGTATGCAACACCATCGATTTCAATTGCTGCGTTTTTACCAATCAATCCACAGTTTGTACCAACTTGTTCAAAACCAAATGTAAATGGAGCTCCAACAAATTTCATTGTGTACAATGCATTATCAGTCCAGATTAGAATATTTTCTTTTGCAACTAAACCACCTACAATTTTTGTGCCATCTTGTAATCTTTGTGTACCTGCAGTGTTAGTTGCTTGTGGTGTATATTTATTTATATTTTCATCTTCAGAAAATCTTATAAACATATTATCTTGTGTGTCAGGACTTCCAATAGTTGTTTCTGTTCCAAGATGAATTAAGTGTCTTGTTGTTGGTGATATTAATGTAACTCTAGTAGCTGTGGGGTTACCACTATCTGTAGCTGCATCTATTCTTGTTTCAAATCCTGATGTTAACATAGAAGCTCTTGTTGTAAGTCTTGCTGTGATACCAGCATTCCAAGTAAATGTTTTACCATTTGCAATAGTTGCAACTAATACTTCACCAAAATTACTTAATGACCAAAGTCCTGGTTCTAGTACGACTGATGATGCTTCAACTGCGCTACCAAATCCAGAAAAATTTGTAGCATTTGTAACTGTTGCACCACCACTATGAGCTTGTCCATTTGATGTACCAAATGTTGCTGTGCCTAATGCTCCTCTGGTAATACCTGTTATGTCAGATCCTGATATACCTGTGTATGTTATTAATTCATCACCAACAGCTATTGTGCCTGTTGTTGGAAAACCAGTTGTTGATGTTAAAGTTATTGCTGTCCCCGATCCACCGGTACCAGCTGTATCCGCGAGCAACGCTCCGTTAAGAGTTGTTGTCAAAGCACCAGTAATTGTACCACCATAGTTTCCAATACCAAAACCGTAACCATAAGTTTGTGCTGCAGGACCTACAGGCTGATAAACTTTAACAGTCATACTACCACCTGTTGATATAACTGCAGATGCTTGATTTAAAGAATTAATTGTAAATGTTGTAGGAGTTGGGACGGTTAATACTTGAAACAATTTATCTTCAAAGTCACTTGCATTTAATCCTGTACCACTTGGCAAAGTAACTGATGATAGTTCTATAATATCTCCTACAGATAGATCGTGATCTGTGCTTGTTGTAATAGTGCAAGTTTTAACTGATGTGCTATTTGTTGCTAATGTTGAACTAGTAAAACTATCTACAACTCCTGCATTGTTACATCTAAAAGGAGTGATATCAAAAAGTTGACCTTCAAAATATAATAATAAAAATTTATCAGTGCCAAGTGCAACGTATCTATTACCCTCAGTATCCACAAAAGCGTGTTGTTTTCTAGCAACTCCAACAATAGAATCAGATAATAATGACTGCCAACCACCTACTTTTTCAGGTAATCCATATCTAAATCTTACATTATCAGAATCAACCCAACGACCCTCTGCTCCTACAGCAGTGTCTTGTTTGTCA